GCTAACGCTGCTGCTAACGCTGCTTACGCTACCAATAAAGAACATTACAAAATCATGGCAGACAAACTTTGCTATTTTCTGTCAGGTGGAGTTTAAACGACTAACTTGTTGTATTTTTACAATTTTCTAATTATTTTGTAGAAATTACAACAATGTCTTCAAATTTCTGTTTATAATCAAACTATCGAAACAAACAAAGGAAAACATGTCTTCATTTAACACAACTTCTGGATATCACTTGACTCTGGAAAAACTAACCAAAAGACAAGCAGCTATCATTGGTCTTTATACAGGGGTAACCTGTGGTTCTTTTAGTGATATTCACGCATTAGCTGAAGAACTGGTAGGTCATCCTGTGTTTTTACACCAGTTTGGTGATGAACTTTTTGTCAATTGCATGAAGAAAATAGTCAAACCATTGTTCCTAGAAATCTGTGCTCAGTAGGACTGAAACATGGATGTATTAATGCTTTTACTAATCCTAGGCGCTGCACCAGTAGCACAACAACCTAGGATTGACCATGCAGAACAGAATTGCTTAGCAAGCAATGTTTATTATGAAGCCCGTGGTGAGTCACTCCAAGGACAACAAGCAGTCGCACAGGTTACTTTAAACAGAGTAAAGTCCAAGAAATATCCAAAAACAATATGTGCTGTAGTAATGCAGAAGCATCAGTTCAGTTGGACTAAGCAGATACCAAAAGAACAGCAGCAGAAGGCTTTAAACGGGTATTCACCGCAATCAAAACAACAAGAAGTACTTGCATATGTGTCTGCAAGAAAAGTAGCTGTAGAGGCTTTGAGTAATAAAAGCAATCATCTGCTCCCAGAGACTGTTTTGTGGTATCATACGAAGCAAGTCAACCCTGTTTGGAACAAGCAGATGAAACAAGTAAGTCAAGTAGGTAATCATGTGTTCTATGAGCACAAAACGAAAGGAAAGATATGAAGAACACTAGCACGGTATTGCACCCTAGCGTCAAGCATGATACCTTAGTAAACGGTGGGGCTTTAAAACTTGCGTTAATGGCTCTCAGACGTGCAGGCAAGGATGAAATAGCCGATGAACTTGAGATGACAGCAAAACCTGTTGTTGATGAGCTTGAAATAAAAGCAAAAGACGAAAGGAAGGATATGAAAGATAGTAAACCTGTCGAACCACTCAGTGCCTTGATGGGTGCTCTCAGCAACGCTTGTTTATCCTCTGCTTTCAATGAAGAAAACTATGGTAAACCCACAAAACAGAGTATTGAACAACTACGAGAAGTCAGAAACTCATATGGTTTTCCGAGTAGTAACGAGAGATACCTTTGCAGCGAAGTCGATCATTATTTAAAGGAGTATGATAATGTCTAGTGTTAAAATTGGCGACAAGGTGAGCACTACAGTATTTGTGTGCGGAAAACAAGTTAAAGTATACAAAGCTGTGGTGGTGTGGGTATCTGATGATGGGAGTATCTGTAAAGTAGACAAGGGTTCACTGCACGGTTGCCAACCTTGGATTGACTACGAGCAATGTAGTAGTCTAATTGTAGAAAACTCCTAAAAATCCTGAAAATCTTATGAAAATTACAGAAATCTTATGAAAATTACAAATTTTATTTCAAAAACCTGTAGAGCTTTGTTGCTGGTTGTAGTGACTGTTGTGTTGCTAGGGTGTGCTCCACCTGATCTTGCTCCAGCTTTTGTTGCTGTCACCAACAACCAAGGTTTATTGGTTATAATCTTGGTGTTAGTTTTACCTAATATTGTTTGTTGGTTGTTTTATCTGTTTAACAACTTTTTCTCTGGAATAAGAAGTTTCTTACTAGGTATTAAACATCGTTTTAACAAAACTATGCAAGCAATCACCGAGGTGTTTTCGTTACATTTGGTTGGTTGAACCGACGCACAATCTGCACAAACTTGACAACACAATACTTGTGTTTTGTGTATCAAAAGAACATAAAGAACAACAGAATGACCTACACAAAAGACCCTCAAAGAAAAATAACAAACATACTAAGGTATCTGAAAAAAGACTGGTCTAGTAAAACAATAGAGCAAGTAGCAGAAGACATAGAAGAGAAATTCAACGTAGGTGTGTTCATAAACTACGGTAGACTTATTGGGCATACTCACGAACTAGAGATATATCGTAGGTTTAAGGGAGATTGGATTTCGTTGTTATGCAGGGTAGAGCTTGATTTCAATAAGTTCCAAAAACCCGTAGACTTTTGATCCAAAAACCTATAGCTGGTTTAAACCAAAAAGCCTTACATACCAAAAACCCATAGACGCTTAACTCGATGCAGCGCTGCGACTGATCGGTACATGACTAGACGGTTCAGTCAGAAACTATACAGTACAGTCAGAAACTATACAGTACAGTCAGAAAACAAAGTATAACACTGTAAAGTTATACAGCAAATACGCATAATCCCTCAAAACCTTGTAGAATCACGTTAAACCGATTATTTTGTTTTTGGTTACTCAGGTATTAATTACTAGTTTTGCAGGCTTTGAGCATGGTTTTAGCGCGTTGCTTTTACGCTACAAACAACAAATAAATTCAAAATAAGCATGAACGCCATTGAATTAGAGTAAAATCTTAGTTTTAACCAACCTCAAGGCTTTTATGGAACTAGATATTACTGATTTTTTCAACAATGTCGCGCCAAGTGACTATTCCGCGTCGGGTGCTGAAATAGGCGACAGGGCCGGTGAGATCACTTGGGGTAATGCTTGCTCAGATAGTAGAATTTTTATGTTACTGGATACACCAGACAAAAAAGAAGCATTCATTGAATACGTCGTAAAGTTTGGCGCGTGGACTGAAGACGAATTAAAGGCATATAGTGAAATTGAATTAAATGCATTGTGTATACAGTTTATATCGTCGGAGATGCGCGATCCCGTGGGGTTTGATATGGGTAGTGATACTACACCGGAACAATGGTCAGATTACCAGTCTCAAGCCGAACATGGCTTAATTTCCGGATCGTTGTTTAAAACAGACGACAATAAAATTTATTTTTCTTTTTATTAAAATACCTCAAAACCAGTTTATAATCTTCACATGCCGCGAACTTCTCGCGGTGTAAATCAAGGGTTAAAACCATGTCAAACCAAACGCAATTAATTATCCGCGCTGCTCAAAATGTAAAATATTGGGGGGTATTCGCTACACGGCGCTACTGCGAAAAACGCGGGATACCGCTTCGATTGTACTATCTCGCACGCACGCTCGAAGCTGCGAAGGGGTTGTGATGCAGCAATCACATGAGAAAACAAAACCCGCGACAAAAACGCGGGAAAACAAGACTACGTATAGTCTTGTCAAGACAAATAAACCAGACCGCGCCAAATTGCGCGAAGCTAAAAGGAGTTATTAAATGTTTGACCTAAGTATAGAAACAAATAACGCTGCATTCAGCGACGGCGCTATGTACGAGATAGCTCGAATTTTGCGAGAGCTAGCCGATAAAATCGAGCATAGTGAAGTAGAGGATTACCCTTATATTAACCTCAGGGACTACAACGGAAATATCGTTGGTGTGGCTACAAATGACATGGAGTAAAAAATGGTTTTGAAATTATCAGCATGGAAAAAAGGCGTGGAAACCTATAAGCACGATTTACTCGATTTTTTAGTAGAAAATAATATGAAAATTAGTAAAGAAAATATGCTCAATGGTGCAAAGAACTGGAAAGAGTACAGCTATGGCGGCGGTAGCTATATCTATGATTACCAAATAGCAGAGCTTTTATGCACCCCTTCGGAATTGAAGAGGAAAAAAGGGGGCGAATTACAACCAAATAAGTCTGAACAGTGGTTGGATGTGCAAGCACGGGCTTTGAATCAGGCGTGTCGTGCTATTTTGAGAGAGCATCACATCAATGATTGATCTAATCAAGGCAATAGTTATTCTAATACTAGGTTTTGTTGGGGTTTCATGGGGTTTGTTTTTGTTGGTCACAGTCTCGGTGTTAACCGTGCAGCTTTTATGTGAATGTTGGAAATACGCCACAAACAACTAATAAATTCAAAATAAACCTAAAAAACAAGTAAATAACGTTTATAATCTCAATATGCGCTGAACATCTTAGCGCAATAACTGAAAGTAAATTATGAACAACGCTCAGAAAATCGAAGTATTTAAGGCAGCTATTTTATCTGTAAGCACTCAAAAATGGGGGCAACAATTATTGACAGCTAACGACGTCGCTAAGGCTTTAGGACTAAAGTGCCTAGTTGGGAAAAACAATAATTTTGAGCTGGTTAAAGAATACACACCAGTAAAGCATCACCTACTAGCGACGGTTAATTGTTAAAACAATTAACCAGTCACTAACTATAAACCCTATAAATACTAGGGTTTATGGGTATTGATTTAACTAATTTTAACTACTTAAGGTGAAACCATGCGAGAGATTACTACGGTAACAAAACTGTACACGTTCAGCGAATTGAACGAAAAAGCACAACAGCGGGCAATCGAACGCTATCGAGAAAACTATGATTTTACATCCGACGCGGAAAGTGTAACAGAAGATGCTATTGAGATAAGTAAAATCCTTGGCATTAGTATTGACAGAATTTACTATAGTGGTTTCTGGTCACAAGGTGACGGCGCATGCTTTGACGGTGTGTATCGGTATAAAAAGCAAGCCGTGGAAGCAATAAAACAATATGCCCCACAGGATACAGAACTACACCAAATAGCTTTAGATTTACAAAAAATACAATCTAAGTATTTTTACAGTCTAAAAGCTATATGCAAACAACATGGGCGCTACTGTCATTCCGACAGTATGTGTATAAACGTTGACACCTCGCGCGATTTTAGTGACGTTTCCGGCGCTGAGGATGATATGGAGCAAGCGTTAAGAGCTTTTGCAGACTGGATATATCGTAGTTTAGAGCAAGCGTACGATGACGGAACCAGTGAAGGACAAATTGAAGAATTTTTCGATAGCAACGAAACAGAATTCACAGAAGATGGGGTCAGTGTATGATCAAATTATTCAATGATTTTCACAATACCGAAGTAACCCTTAGACTAACAGGGTCATACCTTAGTGCTTATCAGGTCAAAAAAGCGTGGAAGGTTTTATGCGGTTCACGTGATTGCTCTTGTGGTAACATCATGGGCATGAGAGGTATTCAAACCGCTAGAGTCATAGGGCAAGATTATAGAGACGGTGACCTGATCCCCAAGTTTGCAGTTTAAATCAACTAAAGTAACAACAAGAGGTAAAAACAAGATGCACCCAGCACAAAACCTGGAAGATATGGCAGTAATATGCGGTCAGTACGAAGGTTGTTCTTATTCTGTTACCAATTGGTTACTGTCAAACACTATGGTAATTAGTGAGTATTTTAAGCACACAATTGGCAGTTCATACAATTGTATATTGGGTGTATTCGGTAGTCAAGCGGAAGCTGATATTACAGCTAGGAAGCACAAAGGAATAGCTGTGCTGGACACGGAGTACGAAGCTGAAGGGGGTTACAGGATATTATTTGGTAGTAACCTGCAAAATGTGATTGCTTATACGTCAGGGTTTCATGAGGGCGTTACAAGCTATTAGCTCGGTCAGTGATTGCAATGGCTGGTAGTTAAAATTAGAGCTGTGCAACAAAAGATTAACAAAAGATTAAAAACACAAAAGCACTCAAGGTCATAGAAACCATAAAAACGTTACAACCCCTGATTTAACCCCTCAAAAATGAACCGCTCTCACCCAGCGGTTTAGCTTATGGCAGTAACTTAACATAATAGCAGTCGTATCTAGTCGTTTTTAACCCTAGGTGATGCAAGTTATTGATTCCAAAGGCTATTCTGAAGGTAAACCATGGATATTTTGGGATTGTAGAGCGATGGGAAAACGGGGGCGGAGGGGTATATCAAGCACCAATTCCAACCTGCTGCGAAATACAGCCTTCGATTATCCCTGCTGTAAATCATTACAGTATTCTCAGGTATTACTGAATCTGTCCAAAAGTAATACTAGCGGTAATATAAAGCAGTTAGACCTTGAGCTAGTTCTGCTTGTATTACTACAGCATTGCATAACGTGTTTATAGGCTGTATAACAGCAGTTATAGCTCTTGTTCCCACGAGTTAATACCCAAGGTAGTCTGAGTGCTTATAGGATGTTTAAACGTCTGTATTGCTGTCCCTGCTAGCACACCCTAATCTGATGCAATAGTTAGCGTATACTAACCTTGTATATTATGCGTAGATATTTTTGTGCATAGATAACCAAAAACTATTATTCTATGTTATACTTATTTTTATTAACTTTAAGGAGAAACAACAACATGAAAATACTAGTTCAAGGGGATAAAGATATTTTAGTATCCGGTGACACCCTAGTACAAAATAATTTTGTATCGAAGCATTTTAATAAAAGAGAACTTAAATGAATTATAAACAACAAAGAGAAGAACACATGAATCAGAGACTAATAGAAACATCTACTGGTGTGCTTATGTCACCAGCAGGGGCTAACTGGAATCCGTTAGACAGCGATAGTGATGCCCTACGATTAGCTATTGATGGTTGTTTTACTATAGAACTAGAAGATGATGGTGTGTTTGTTAGTAACCATTTATACAAGCACAACCTGCTCTATGAACAGTTTGCTGGAGACAGACGGAAAACCATACGAACAGCAATAACTGCACTAGCTTCAAAGTACTTGTTGTTTATAGAGAAAACTAACAATAGTTAGTAAACACTAGCCAAGATATTTTAGACAACAAAAAACCTCCTTACTCGTTAAAGTAGGAGGTTTGTTTATTTTAAATTTGTATTATATACAGTATACTATTAGTTATACTGTTAGTTATACCAAGGTATACTCTGCTTATTCCTTCTGTTAAACTAACGTACTAATTACTTATCGAATGTTATTTGATTATTAGTAACTTTGTTTGAAGTTATTATCTTGTTTGTTTAATCTTAATAAATAAAAGTTAAGAAAAGCAAGAAAAGACTTGACAACAGTAATTTAAAACATATTGATGAGTTCGGAACGGCACGAGACCTTCCTGTTGCTGTGTAAACAGCATGTGGAATAAACAGCTTATCGGACTCGGCATCTAAAGAACTTGAAGAAAGTTCATATTGATTGAGACTGGATACTTAACCTAGACTTCTCAGTTGGGATTGCCAACCGCCACCCATACGCTCTAGTTCAGCACACGTTAGTTCTTTGGGGTTCTCTTGTAAAACTGAAACCTACCTCGTGGTAGGGTAAACACCCAACATCTTGCCTAGTTTTTATGTAGGTTAACCGCAGTGTTTAATTCAAGTACATGTACTTTCTTTCATACTTGTATTCTATCACGGATTTAATAACAAGTCAAGTGAAATGATCTGGATACCTAGCTTAGAGCATTGAATTGAGCTTTACTAATAGGTAATACCCAGACGCTTGTATTACTGACGTTATTACTTATTCTACACTCCCTGCCAATGCTTGAAGAAAAGTAGCCTCATTTAGCAGGTTGTCCTGTACAGCTTTATACTGGGAAATCATGTATGGTTGCTCTGGGTGGTGCATATCCCACACCAACATATCATTGTGTATAGCAGACCATCGGGCAACCCGTGCGTTTGCAGCGTGGGCTAGTAAATCTGTTCTAGTCATTTCTTGTCTTTCTTAGGTAAGGATATAACTATTTCCACGAACAAACCAACAACGCAGATTAAAACTGCTGCTGTAGCTCCGTAGTTAATTAAGTCGTTACTGAAGTTTACATCAATCATTGTATGGTTCTGTCCTTAATGACAATCAATAGTCTCCGTTAGCAAAGTAAACAACCTCTGCTTTAATGACTTCGCCTTTTTTGTTCTCGCAAATTGGTTCGTTGTTAAAGGGTTGAATGGTTTTAACCTTGGCTAAACCTTCTTCAAAACTACCAGCGACAACAACAGCTTCGCCTCCGAGATAAATACCTTTAAAGTTAAATTTGTAAATACGTAGTGCCATTTTTGTTCCTTTATTGAGTTAGGGTTAAGTTATAGATTTAGGGTATTGTATCACGTTTACATGGTACGAAGATGATACCTGTTTGTCAATTAAAAATAAATTCTCTGTTCGGCTCATCTGTTTTACGTGTTGCAACTGGTTATTTTCATTTCAATCTCCCATCGCGCCATTGCCGGAACATTCACCGTTGCACCCCACAAGTGCGCATTCTGTGCATGCTTCTTTTTCTTTTTTAGTCCTAGCCGAATACTCTAGCCAGAAATTTTCTGCTGCTTCTTGTGTGCTGAAATACTGCGTATTTGTTCCAAAATAATGCCAAACAAAATAACAGTTCAAGTACAAAGCATCCTTGAACCACGGTCGCGTTGTCTGCTGTATTTTAATATAATAAAGTTTATTTATCTCGACAATGTGCGGTTTAAACGGATTATAGAATTTCATTTAGTTTCCTTTTGTTGGTTGTGTTTCTTAACCTTCTCTGTAAGCTGTGCCCAAGCACTCCTTTTGGTTACATAGAGATCATTGTAAACAATAGTAAGATTTGTTGGTCTGTGAACAAGATAAACGGTGTGATTGTCGTAAGTTACTACAACATCTTCAGGTGCAAGAGCAACCTTACTTTCTTTTGGTTGTTCATCAAAAGTTTGTTGAATTTCAGGGGTTGTTTCTACCTGCATTTCTTGCCAGCGTACTAGTGATTCCCTTGCTTCTTTAATATCTTTCGATACATCCTTACCTGCACCACGACCACCAGCTACAAGAAGCTTCTTAACTGCGTGCTGGATACATGGGTCAGTGACATTAAATAGTTGTAAGACACGGTAAACATCTATTTTAGATAACTTGGACACATCCTTGAAATAATGACTGTGCTCTCGATTCTGTTGTTGACTTGTTCTGGTTTCCATTTCTTTTCCTTTGTGTCTAACGTTATAGTTCCTTGGATTTCTGTAATTTCCTAGTGTGCTTTATTTCAGTGTTCCTAAGATAGCTCAAAAAATCTTCTGTTGTAATCTTACCGTACTTTAATTGTTTTAATAAAAATAAGAATTTACTAGCTGGAATAGCAACTGAAAAAGGCATACTACAAGCACAGTCATAAATTGTCCAACAATTGTTACTTCGCCTCATTACTTCCAGACCATGAGGAGATAAGAGTTTATCTATATCTTTAAAACAATTTGCTATTTTGTCGTCTGCTTTTTCGTTAATCACATCAAAAGCAACTATATACACTATGTGTGAAAATAGGATGAAACCACCAAAAGCAATAACAATAAAGAGAAGAAAACTGAAAGAGTCCATTGAGTAGTACCTTTATATGTAAGTTATTTAATATGTTTTGAACAGTTTTATGCAAGTCTTGTCATTACTCTGAAATCAATACAACAACACAGTTGACAATCTGCTGATCTTTGGTTAATTTTTGCATTGCAACTCTTCTAGTTTTGTGTTTGTATCGCTTAAAAGAAACCAAGTGTTCCAAGGTTGGGATATTTTCTTTACTTGTATTTTACCACAATCTTCACAAACTCTTGCCTGTAATTTAGTAAAATCACTATTTCGTGCATCTATTAAACCAGTAAATTTACTATATTTATGAAAACCAAATAAACACCAGTTCATACTTCTTCAGCTTTCTTTACACTGACACAAGTAACGGCTATAGTGCTGAAGTCATCTAGTGAGGGTTCTAGTCGTGTTTTGATCTCTTGTACTGCCTGATTGCAGTAAGAGACGTTTGTAGTAGCTGGAAACGCTTTAAACGCGCATACACCGTTTACTGTACAGAAGAATAAAATAGGCATGAATAACATGGTTTTCCTTTCACTGATGGTTTAGGTTTGAAGCGCTTATTTTTCTTTTACCGCATAGCGGATTAGAAAAGTTTTAAAATCTTTTGCGTTTAACGTAGCAAGATGTTTGTCAACAGCTTCCGCGATTTCTTTTCCACGTTTAAAAACACAGTCTGAGAAAACTCTAGCAACCATACTTGGTTCTCTATTCCACTGGTCGGGCTGTTTGAAAAGCTGGTACTGAATTGAGGCTTTATCAGTCAACAAACGATTGACTGTGTTTGCTAGTTCTTCCAACACAGAAGCAGATGTGTTCTTATCAATACACTGGGAAAGAATCTCGTAAGCACCGTTGGAGAAGATTCTCTTGAGTGTAGTCTCGGTGTTGTTACGTGTAAATCGTCGGATTTCATCAAGGATGGTAGCTTTTATTTCTTCATCGGATACGTAATCGCTTAGTTTAATTTGCATAGAGTTTGACATGAGGTTTCCTTTCTGGCTGTGTTGTTGATGAAGTTATTGTACCATGCTTTTGAAGATACCAGCAACAACATCTACAGTCCAACCGTTACCAATCGCCTTATACCGTTGTGTATCTGACACACAGCTAGTGTATCCGTCTGGTAACGTCTGAAGTCTTTCGCATTCCAAAGGAGTTATGTAACGGAACAGGAAATCATCAGGAGGTATCCTATAGGGAAGTGTAAAAGGTACAACAATGTTGTCTTTCTTTACTGTACTCAAGCAGTTTGACTTGTTGTCATACCTGAACTCAATGTATTGTTTTGTCAAACCTTCGGTGCTTACTTTACTATCTTGTCTTTTTCCACCAACAACAAATCTCCCTCGCAAGGAAGCAATTGTTTGTTTGCATGTCGGGTAATCCACAATACCGAAAAACCTCTGATTACTGTATTTCTTGCAGTGACTAGCTTCAATCATCTGCATTTTCTCGAAGTCTGAGTGAACAACCAGCACTTTGTTTCGTTTCTGACTACTTCTAGCCAACCACTGCATTGCTTTCTCTGTGTAGTAATAGCTCTCAGAATTAACACCTGTTTCTCTAACATGACCCCACATCAAACCTAAGTCTTCTGGTTGTTGTACGTTCGGTATGTTTGTCCAGTAAAGCCTCTTGCGGTTTTGAGCAGAGACAAGACTGCTGTTTATCATGATTGGTTGCACACCAAGAAGCTCTGAAATAACAGCAGATATTTCTTTTTTCATAACCACGTTTTCTAGTAAGAAATACTTAGGTTTTACTTCCTTTAGTAGTCTCACAAACTCAAAAAACAGTTTACTCCGTGGGTCATCGAAGTTTAAACCTTTGCCAGCAAAAGAAAAACCTTGACAGGGACTCCCTCCTATCAATAAATCAATCTTAGGTAGGTGCTCAGCTTTTATTGCTGTAACATCTCCGAGTTGGTGAGTATTTGGGTAGTTTTTCTGTGTAACTGCTATAGCGTATTTATCTACCTCTGACGCAAAGTAGTTGTTTACAACAACACCTGCTCTTTGTAGTGCGACTTGTCCACAAGATATTCCATCAAACAAACTAAGTACGTTTATTTCTTGCATAAAACTATTCTTTCGCTTAACGTGGATTGTTTAGGATTCATTCTGTAGTTTCCTTTTGTTGTTTGTCTCTATACCATGACCACTGATAACCACAACTCCTACACACATAAGCAGTGTATTCTTTTGTCTTGTAAAAGGTTGACCACGGTTTAAGTTCTAATTCATCAGTGATTCTATCAACAGAACCAATCGTAGCTCCAGCTTCATCTAACGATCCAGCCTTACAACAAACGCATACTTGGTTTATTCCATGCGGTAATCCTCTTCCAAAGGCGCAGTCTAATTGTAAATCCATGTAGTTAAACGCTGTTCTGAACAATTCATTGGCTGTGTAAGTCATTCCAGTTCTGCTTGTGTTGGTTTACGGCACTGATTCCAGTCTGAAAAACGACCATCGTTTGACCACTTGGTTGTACCATCTGTGTAGGCCTGTATTGAACTACTTTGCGGTGAAACACGAGCAAAATATCGTTTTCTCCAAACCTGCATATCGTTGTCACGCACCATAACAGGGTCTCCGTCTTTAAATTCAGAGAACGGAGATACCTCTACTAAATCAAAGTCGTGAGGTATTTCTACTTCATAATATTCGCCGTGCTCTGTGGTTCGGATGATTTTACCATTTTCCAACAGCACAACAACAGAAAAGGGGGCAGCAGCATCCGTGCAGAGTACACGTTTTACTTTGATGTTGCTTTTCGTTTGGTATTTTTTACCTATTTCGATTTTACTCATTTGTGATCTCCTTTAAAATTAATAACAACGTAAGTATAACACGTTTTCTATTAACCTAGTACGTGTTTTGTGAAATACAAGATCGTGTTCTGTGACAATCGAATGCAAAGTCATCACGTCACCGTTACAGACAAGGCAGACAGGAGCAGATTGCGTGCCAAATTGCATTTATCTTTCGACTTATACACTCGTCCCTTTTTCAAAGCTACCCATTCATCGTTTGCGTTGTACCATGTACACAAGTTTGGTATGCAGGGACTGATTGTCAACAGATAATATGTTTCTCCGTATGCGAGTGCTTTTGTCTCAGGTGTTGGAAAATTTTCTATGTGCAATAATTTTTCAGCAGGTCTAATGCGCCAGTTAAAAGTAGGAAGGCGTAGAGGAGTTATGCTTTCTCTAGCAAAAAACCATCGACCACCATACTCATACTCTACGCTTTCATACCCATGATCTACCATGTGCTTGATGATTTCTGCGTGTTTTATAGTCATTTTGTTTTCCTTTCAGAGTTGTTGATGGAGAGATTATACTATTTTTAATAAAGAAAAACCTCCTACGAGATTTATTTCTTGTAGGAGGTTTTTATCAGTTTAATTGTCTGTTGTTTTCTTTTTCACAACATTGATTTGTTTCTTACGATAAGTATTTCTCTTCTTCAACCTTGTTTGTATTTCTTGTGCATTAAAGTAGAAATCCACGCCTTTGAAAAGATCAGCAAGTTCTGTTTCACTAAGAAAACCTGTATAAAATTCTTCAAACACTTCTTTGCAGACTTTAATACTATAGTCAACCATAGATTGAACTTCTTGTACTTTACCACCCGCACCAAAAGAAGCGTTGTGAATCATAATACTAGCTCTGTGGAGCACTTGCAGCTCGGGCAAGGCTAACGCAAGGATACCGTGAGCAGACGCTGCTGTACCCGTTAGAACACCAATAACACGCCCACGACAAGATTCAACAGCAGTGATAATCTCCAGCATTGTATCGAGTTGTCCACCCGGCCCGCTCACAAACAGTCTTAGGGAATCTCCTTCTTCCATGTTGTAGAGCGTGTGAAGCAAATCTCGATACTTGCTCTTGTCGCCTATCGGGGTATCTAGATAATAGTCGTAAGCGGTAGATCGGTGAGTTGTTTCAAACAGGTTTTTACTACCGCGTTGTTGTGGTATATCGTCAAAGTCTTCATCACTATATTCTTCAGAGTTTTTATTTCTCAATTCAAGCATGTTTACCCTTTTTCTTATCGGTGTTTTTTAAACTGTTTGTCTTGTTCTGTCTGCGACAAAATAGCTTTACCTGTTTTATCCGCTAGCATTTCATCCTCAAAAGCTGTGACAAAAGATTTCGTAATACCAGAGCGACAAATATCCTCACGGTTGAACTTAACAAAAGTCACTTCAGGGATGTTGTATTTTTCCGTCAGTTTTTGTAGATACGTTAAACCGTTCATGCTGTTCTTCACGTCTGTTTGAAAACCAGTGTCATCTCCGCAAAAAATCATCTGACTCTTCTCACCCAATCGGGTACACAAGGCTTGGATTTCAGGAACAAACAAGTTTTGTGCTTCATCTACAATAATTATTGCATCATCCCAAGACCGACCACGAATTGTCTCTAGTGAACAAATTTCAATTGTACCTTGAGTAAGGTGAATCTGCGTACGTGCTTTACCAAGATAGTCCTCAAAGTAGTCAACCATTTGTTGATAAAAAGGTAACAACTTCATCAGAGCATCGCCGGGCATGAAACCGATAGTTCTTCCAGCTAAGGGTTGATATGCCCGAATAAGTACAACTTTCTTAACATCCCCGTAGTGTAGTTTTTTAGCTGCGTGATAGCAAGCTAGTAGGGTTTTACCTACACCAGAGCTACCTTCACCAACCACCATTGTATCGTACTTGAAAGATTCTAAGAAAAGTCGTTGATTTTCGTTCTTTGGGTAAAGCTGTGGAAAATCAATCCGTTGGAATTTCTCTTTCTTTACAATATCTTCTGTTGTTTTTTGTCTACGTTTCAAAACCGTTCTCCTTTATTTACGAATTATTTTTAGTGAAGAGTGATATTTCACGTTTCCACTCACGCAAAACAATACAACTAACGAAATACCACTCAAGGATTTTAAATCTTGAATAAATGTACAGTAATTCTAGTTTATGCCGCATATTAGATTGAGTTCGATTTAGTACGACCAACCGCACGTTTGACTGGTTGCACATCTTCCTGTACTGTGAAGACCAGAGAAGGAGTGAACTCTTGAGTAACGGTTTCTCGTTCTGGTTCTTGCGCTTCGACAACTAACGCGGGTTGCTTTGGTAACAATAACGCGGCAATTTTCTCTTGTCTATGCATACCACAACGGTAGAACCCTGTATGTGCTTGAGGATAACCCTCTGAGTCGTTGGGGTCAACACACCACCCTTCCTTTACTGCTTCCTGTACTTTCATAATAAAGTCATAAAACGTGTATGCTTCTATTCGTTTTGTCAAATTCTTCTCCTTAAAATAACATATTACCACAGGATACTCTGAAAGTCAAGGTAGAATCTACTTTGGCTAACTTGAGTGCTTTTGCAATTATACCACAGAATCTAAGACTAAGTTGCAAATCAAAATATCTGTGGTAAAATAGAGTTTTAACCAATCAGAAAGGTTTTACATGAACACAGCAAACATATTATTGAATGCAAAAACTGATGCAATGATGTACGAAGAAGGTGAGGCTACCTTTGACATAGTGCCGCCATTTCGATACTTAGAGAGTAGTGCTCAATCTGCTTACGCAAACTTTTTCTGGAGTTTCCTGCGAGAGATACGTGGTGAGAGTGTTCTGTTTGAAGGAACAACAAGTAAGGAGATTGTATGAAAGAACATGATATTAAATTCCATGAATGGTTGAACGAGACAGATAAAGACTCCGTGACTCGTTTTAAACGGTGTACAGGTTATCTAGACGACACAGAAAAGAAATTATCCTATGAGTTGTTGCGCCTAGGTTTCATGGCAGGGTTTGCCCGTGGTAGGGGCTTGATTGGAGGTTCTGGTGCAACAACGTCTGTCTCCTGATATAACCCCTGAACGATTACAGATTCTTTACAAGTATGATAAAGAACAAGGATTGATTCACAGACAAGAAAACAACAGAAGAATCCTTCCAAACCCAGAAACGGGAAAGGTGTATTTGTATGATACTGAATCGAAACTACGGAAAAACCTGCTCTATCACAATCTAGCTTTTGTTCTAGGATCGGGCAAGGTTATTCCTTCTGATAAGAAAGTACTATGTCTCGATTTAGACAACGAAAACATAAAGTTTCATAATCTGAAACTTGTCGATAGGAAAGTATATACGAAAATACAAGTAGCACTTAGGAACTTGGCTGGGGGATTGAACGTAAAACAACACACACAGGATAAACACGCTTATGTGGTGTCTTGGTTGGGAAAATCACATCATCGTAATACCTTTTATGATATAAGTAGTGCGAATAGTTTTGCTCAAAAGAAAATCCTAGAAATGGTGAAGTTTGTAAATCAGCACATTCGTACTAGTCAGTAGCACATTGCGTTTGACTTTTTACTGTTTTCGTGCTAAAATAGCACAATCACAGCACTGCAACTAAATAGTTACAATTGCTTAGTACACAGACCAAAGAACCTTTATTAGACTTTCCATTCTGTGGCACAAACTCTCTTGAGTGCTTTGATGAATAATTGGCAATGAGGTTCATTGTGTTATATTTATTCCTTTTACATAACACTCTAAGTGATTCGATTGCAGAAGAATCCATAATCTTCCCCTTCGGGGTTAATAAACAAAAATAAAAATAATGAAATGCATTGACTGCACTGGTGTAATTAGACCAGTAAAATACGACAAAACCATACACTGTGAGTACTGTTTCCAATACGAGCAACAGCAGTACCCTAGTGACGCTGAAATCCAAGATGAGATAGAAGCTCTGCGTACAATAAACGGATCAAAAGTAACTCCAGCAGTGCTTTATTCGGATTATTATTAATTTATTTAAACAACCGCTTGCGTTTTTACAAAACCGTGGTATACTAGAGTTTCTCAGGTATTTAGTTTTATTTAATGATGGCCATTGCGTGCTAAACAAAGGTTGATAACTTTGGCGTAGAAGCGGGTGGATGAACCCCTACAGGCCACCAACGTTGGGCAGTGATGTTATTGCACTGAGCACACAATGACCATCATTAAATAAAACTAGAACACCTTACCTTAGGGTCGTTTGTCGCAACGGAAAAGCGTCATTACTAGCGTAGATCAGTCGGTAGATCAAAGGCCAAAATCCTTGTGCGGTGGTTCGAGTCCACTCGCTAGTTCTTATTTCATAGAGTCTGCAAAAATGTCTAATCAACAGCCTATCTTTGTGGGTAAATAGCAAAACTACGTAGAAACTAGATATAACCTAGAACACACTGATACTGTGGTTGATACGTGGTGTAAAGAACAAAGAACTCTATGAAATAATACAGCGGGATGGAGCAGGGGTAGCTTATTGGGATCATAACCCAAAGGTCGCTGGTTCAATTCCAGCTCCCGCTTCCAATCAAGTATCTATGTGTAGGGCAGTCTGGTAACCTACTTCCCTTGGAAGGAAGATGTCGGTGGTTCAAATCCATCCACATAGACCATTTGATAGCAATAATTTACACGCATCGTCTAGTGGTTAGGATATTTGGTTTTCAACCAAAGAATCGTGAGTTCAATTCTCCGTGTGTGTACCAATTAAGTTAACGGTAGACTCTTTTCCTTCTAAGTAAAGTACAGGTGTTCGATTCACCTAGGATACTCCAAACATAATTAATTTCAAACCCTTTGCTTTTTAGCACGGGGTTTTGTCGTTTTCAGAATAAGAAAAATAAAATGCCATTTGACGCAAACGTTCAGAAAAAACTTCTCGGACACAAGGTTAAAGAACCTACCGTTACAGACGATCTTACCAATAGGGAGCTTCGTGAAAAAACACTACTTTCTCTTGCTAGGAAAGTAAAACCACACATGGCTAAGGCTTTGAAGACCATGATCATGTTGTTGGAAGATAATGCAACACCAGCTAATGTCCGATTCCAAGCGAGTAAATGGATTATGGAGTTCAACCGTAGCCTAAGTGTAGAGTTGTATCAAGAAAAGTATGATGACGAAAAAGGTGAAGAGATTCAGAAAGATTCTACACCTTCGTTTAGCTTGCACGTAATTGATGGAAGCAAAAAAGAAGAATAAAAGGAAATGTTTTGAGTAAAATACTATTTGCGCCAGCTAGTGCTGCTCAACAGGCATTCTTATTGAGTAAAAGCTGGTTAACGATATACGGTGGCGCTGCTTTTGCTGGTAAATCAATGTGTCTACTGGGGAGTATGCTACCTATCATACACCACAAGGGAACTAGAGCACTAGTTATACGTAAGACGACAAAAATGTTGTCTGGTAGTGGTAGTTTGTTTGATGCAGCCATACAGCTTTATAGTAAAATTGATCCAAAACTTAAAATAAAAACTAGAGATTTAACCCTAGTGTTTAGCTCTGGTGCTCAGATACAGTTCACCTATCTTGATAAGATTGCGGATCGCATGAACTTACAAGGTAAGGAGTTTAGTCGTATCTCGCTGGATGAGGGACAGCAACTAGATGGTGATAACGTGGCGTATGCGCTCAGTAGACTCAGATCAACCATAGTAGACTATCCTTTGCAGGCCAATATTACTTGCAACCCAGACCCAGATTCGTTCCTAATGCCTTTTGTCGAGTTTAGTCTAGACAGTGACATGATACCAGATAGCTCTGTGGCAGATATTGAAAGATACTTTGTTCGAGATAGTTTTGGCACACACTTCTACGCTGATGCAGAAGAGGCACGGAGAAAACATCCAGCAGATGCTAGGGGAAATTCTCCAGTCAAGAGCTACAGGTTTGTGCCCGGTAAAATATATGACAACCCTATTGGACTTGAACAAAACAAAGACTACATAAGTACTTTGAAAGCCTTACCTCCTGTCGAGGTAAAAAGACTCCTACATGGTGCTTGGGTTAGGGAAAGTAAATCTGGATATTTCAAACGTGAAAACCTGAAAATGGTGGACACTGCGAATTTTTCAGCATTTAAAAGAGTTCGTGCTTGGGATTTAGCATTCAGTGCTCCATCTGAAGTACGTCCTGATGTAGATGCAACAGCAGGAGTTCTTTTGTCTAAAGACAAAGCTTCTGTTTACACGTTTGAAGATTTAGCTATTGTCAGAGATAAGGTACATGTTGTTGAAGATGTGATTTTTAAAACAGCAGAACGCGATGGCAAGGAAGTTGTAATATCTCTTCCTCTCGACCCCGGTGCAACTGGTGGGGCATACTGCAAAGACCTTGCTAGGCGTTTGTCTGAGCGTGGTTTTCATGTAAAACTTATTCGCCCAGAAAAAGGAAAACTTCAGAGATTTCTTCCTTTTGCCAGTGCTTGCGAAGCTGGTTACGTGCAATGTGTTAAAGCAAGCTGGACAGACTCTGCGTTTACTGAACTTGAAAAAATGGATTTTAGTCAAAACACACACGACGATATAGCTGACGCTTTATCAGATAGTTTCTACCATTTAAACCAAGGTATCCAGCTTCCATCTTCCTTCGTTCTTCCTGATTTTGCATCGAAAACAAATTCGTTCGGTTTTCAAGACACAACAATACCTAGCCACTTAGTTACCAAACTATCATAATAAAGGAAAGCCGGATGGCTACTCGTAAAAATACAAAAGAAACAATTGAGAAAGCATCTGGTACTGATACTCCAGACCGTTTTAAACTCTCCTCGATAGGTTACAGTGGTCTGAAGATTTTTGATGGTGTTGTTGAAACCGAGATGGTTGACGACTTGAAGTATCCAAAGTCAAATGATACTTTTGAAAAAATGATGCTTCACCCTTCCATCAACGCTTCTGTTGCGTTACATAAATCAATGGTCGGAAAAACAACCTTCAGGTTTCTACCTCCAAAAGACGCAACAGAAGAACAAAAGTCTCAGACTAGAATCATAGAAGAAATGTTTGGTGACATGGAGACTACTCTCCCTGATGTTGTCGCAGAAGCAATGACAATGATTGACTATGGTTTTGCTCCGTTGGAAAAAATCTTCAGGCGTAGAACCAAGGATGCTGGAAGTCTCTATGATGATGGTCTTATTGGTATTCGCAAACTCAGTCTAAGACATCAAAGAAGTATTAGTAAATTTGTGTTTGATGACACAGGTGAACAAATACTAGGAATAAAACAAGAGATTGATTTGATCTCCGACCCATACAACAGATACGTAAAACTTTCTGTCAAGAGTCCTGTGATTCCCCGTAACAAGATCATGCTTTTCGCTGCTGGAGACAAGAAGACAAACCCCTTCGGTACAAGTCCTCTGCGTAATGTTTACTTACCTTGGAAGTACCTACAAGCAATTGAGGAACTTGAGGCATCCGGTGTAGCTAAAGACTTGCAGGGGTTGCCTAGTTTTGGTATTCCACCTCAATACATGGCTGCTGATGCAAGTCCAGAGCAAAAGTCTTTCTACACTTACGCTCAGAACTTAGTACGCAACATACAGATGAACAGTCAATCGGGAATTGTTTATCCGTTGATGTATGACCCTGAGACTAGACAACCAATGTTCAAACTAGAACTGTTGTCGAACGAAGGTAAGAAGAACTACGATACAACGAAGATTAAAGAATACTACCGTATGATGATTTTCATAGGTATGTCTTCTGATATTCTTTTAGCAGGTAACAGCGAGACAGGTAGTTTTGCGCTAGGTGCAATTAAGAACTCCTTGACTGGTACTGCTGTTGAAAACTATGTCAAACAGATTGTTGCTGTACTCAATAACGATCTGATTAGACAGTTGTACGAGTTGAATGGTTGGGATGCTTCTAAGCGTTGTAGGATTGACTACGAAGGTTTCGAGGACTATGACCTAGATACATTCAGCAAGATGATTCAAAGAGCAGCGGCTACTGGTATGCTTCCAAAAACCCTTGATGTAATCAACGCGGTTCTACGCAGCATTGGTGTAGATGAGCTACCCGACACTACTACGCAGGAAGAACT